GGGCACAGACTATTTCAGTGATCCCAAGACACGCTTGACTGACTACTTTGACAACGGTTACAAAGTCAGCACAGGCTGGCCCAGCCTGGATCATATTCTCTATGGTGGATTCAGCAAGGGAGAATTGAATATCTTTGCCGGCGGTTCAGGATCAGGTAAAAGTTTGTTCATGATGAACATAGCCATCAACTGGTTGACCACTGGACTCAATGGTGTGTATGTGAGTCTGGAACTCAGTGAAGGTCTAAGCAGTCTGCGTACCGATGCCATGATTGCCAACATGAGCACCAAGGAAATTAGAAAAAATATAGATGATACTGTGATGAAATTGAACTTGGCCAAGAAGAAATTTGGTCAGTACAGGATCAAGGCCTTGCCAGCACAAAGCACAGTCAATGACATCAGAGCCTACATCAAAGAAATGCAGATACAAACAGGCATGAGAGTAGACTTTATCATGGTTGACTATTTGGATCTGCTGATGCCAGTCAGCGCCAAGGTCAGCCCCAATGACCTGTTTGTCAAAGACAAGTATGTGAGTGAGGAACTGCGTAACTTGGCCGAAGAATTAAATGTGTTTTTTGTAACGGCTTCGCAGTTGAATCGATCGGCTGTGGAAGAAATTGACTATGATCACAGTCATATCTCGGGTGGTATTTCAAAGATCAACACAGCAGACAACGTGTTTGGTATCTTTACGTCAAGAGCCATGAAAGAGCGTGGCAAGTATCAACTGCAATGTATGAAGAACCGTTCGGGTGCAGGCACTGGTCAAAAAATTGATCTGGACTACAGCATAGAAACCATGCGTATCACAGATCCGGGCCCGGATTCACAAAACAGCAGTGGCAGTAGCAAGGTACCCATGAACAATATCTTAAATCAAATCAAGCCCACAACCACGGTAAAACCACCAGAACCACGCACTCGGGAAGGCTGGGATCTAGAACGTGATGCTGGACCACCACCGGGCAATACGGTAGAAAGTACTAAACTCAAACAAATGCTCGCTGGCTTGAAAAGCCGATCAGAATAAATACTACATAGACCGGAGCCTACCTTGCAAAAGCGAGCACGTAGCATTTTAGACGAATTAGACACCCTGTTGGCCCACAAAGATCGTGAAAATCTTGTGGAAAGCCGTGCATCCAATGTGATCGCCGGAGCCATCAACCTGATCAACTACATTCGCGAACACTACGAACCCGAGCAGGCTGCCGAATTGGAACGTAGACTTATCAACAGCATACGCACCCAAGAACCAGAAAAATTCCGCCGCGGTGTCAGGAGATTGAAAAGTGAAGATTAAAGATGTGATTCAAGAAAGTGTGTATGATTTTTTCAGCCAGCGAACTGCTGCTAGACAAAATGCACAAAGTCAACAAACAAGCCGAGATGCAACAACGGCTGCTCCTGAGCTTTTAAAAAAGGCCCTGTCTTTTTTTCGTGACGGCGGCCCTGCATTAACCGCACAAGATCAGCAAATGATAGCTCAAATCGATCAAGATAGAAAAGCCAATAATTTACCAGCGATTAATTGGAAGACCGGCAAAGTTGTAGAACCCACGGGACCATCTCAAATGGTACAACAATATAAATTGTACAGTCGAGATCCATTGATTTATAATTTTAAGAGTATATATTTTACTGTAAACAATCAAGATCAGTGGGTATTCTACAACCCCACAACCAAAACTGTACAAGCAGGAGTAGATGCAGTCACAGCCAAGTTATTGACACAAGCTGCCGACAGAGATGGCATTGAACTTGGGTTAAATGCTCCGCAAAAACACAATGCCCCTATAGTACCACCTGCTACCCCTCCTGCACAAGTTTTTAAAACCAATCCTGCACGTACCGGAGTTCAGTAAATGTTTTATCTTTACGAAGGCGGAAAAGTATTCGACAACACGTCAGCTGTGGCCAAAGAAGATGTTGCCACAGTGATCAACACAGTCAAATTAGAATTACCTTCCGCTTTGCAAAACAAAATTATAGCCGACATAGGTTCTGCTGGTTACAAGGTTGAAAGTGGTGACATTGATCTTTTTATCGATGAGCGTGCTGCTGTAAAAAACTTTGGATCAGACAATGCCACAGGTGCCAAGCAGGCCCTGGCACAGTATTTTCAAGCCAAGGGATTTAAAACAGCAGTCAAAGGTCGCAACGTACATGTGGATGTTCCTTACTCGGCTCAAGATGGAAAACAGCGTTATGCACAGGTAGATCTCATGATCATATCCGATGCCAAACGTGTGGCCGACTGGCATCAACATGGTCCACGTGGCATGTATGCTGACCCCAAATTCAAAGCCGCACACCTGTATATTTTGTTGAACAGCATTGCCAACTTTAAGAACATGAAGGTGGATGCCTTTGCCGGTACGCTCAATAATCGTGATGCTGACAGCACCATGGTCAGCAAGGACCGTAACGAAATCGCAAAAATATTGTTGAACCCTGGTGCTCGAGCCGCAGACTTGGACAGTGCTGCTGCAGTGATGAAAGCACTTGAAGGCGATCCCGATCGTGAAGGCAAACTGGCACAGGCACACCAAGCTGTGGCCAAAGGTGTACTCACACTGCCCGAAACAGCACCCACACCTGGCTCGGCTGCTTGGTTCAGAACTATGGGACACAACCTATGAGATTGGATTTTGTTGATTTCTTATTTGAAGGTACTGCGGACAATCCCAGAATACCCCATCCTGAAAATGCTATCTTTACCAGTAGTGCCGAAGCCAAACGAGCAGTTGACACTCTCAAAGAAATTATCACCAATCCAGAACAAGTAACAATCAAGTGGGACGGCGAAGTAGCACTATTCTTTGGCCGCGACGCTCGAGGACAGTTCTTTTGTTCAGACAAGTACATGTATCCAAAAGGCATATTGGCTCATAGTGTACAAGACTGGATCGCATACGATACAAATAAAAAGTCTGGAACCCAACGTCCAGATTTATATAAAAAACTCGAGGCCATATGGTCCAGTTTAGAGCAAAGTGTTGGCTCTCAACCAGTGACGTTTAAAGGCGACTATTTTACTTTGTCCGATCCTGTCAAAGGAAACTATGTTTTACGTGGTCCCACGGCACAATATGCGATACCGGCCAACAGCAAAGCAGGTCAGGCACTGGCAGGTAAAAATGCAGTGATATTTGTACACAGCATGAATGAACGACCTTGGGATGGCAAAGGACTGGAAGGCTCTGGCAACGTGGCCTTGTTGGGACCAAATATAGATAATCAATTTGGACTAGGCACCTATGATAGACAGCTTACGCAACTGTACAAAAATGCAGAAACAATTCTTGGTCAATACGGAAATCTAGTAGATACTTTTTTAAATCAATTGGGCACTAAATCCGCTCGTGCAAAACTAGAACAGTATTTCAATCAAAAAATAACACGCCAGACTGATCTATCAGTAGACGAGTGGCTAAAACAAAACGATCCTGCTAACTATAAAAAACTAATAGGTGACAATCAAGGCGGTATTTTATACAGAAACACCCAGGGCTGGAACGCTCTTAAAATGATTTATAACAGCATTTATCAACTAAAAGACTACCTAGATCGAGTATTTACACAGCAGGTTAAAAACATAGCTATGTCTACCCCAGGCGGTGCTGGAGGGGAAGGGTTTGTATTTAATAGTCCCACACAAGGCCCTTATAAGCTGGTCAGCACGGGGTTTAGACAAAGTCATTTCAACAAATAACACCAACTTGCATAAATAAAAGTATGCGTTCAACGCACATATTTAAGGAGAATTAACATGGCAATCGGAGTAACTAAAGTACACGGTAACACAAAATCATTTGGTGCAGCAGGTCGTCAACTTGCATTGACATCATTTAGCAAGACAAATCTAACACAAGCAGAAGTAGACGCTGTTGTTGCTTTTGTTCAGTTAACATCATCTGTTCTAGCGATTGCTGGCGACCAGACCACTGGTGAGCCATTTGTTGCTGGCACAACTGATGCAGTACACATGATCACAGAAGGTCCAGCTCCAGCAGCTGGGTCCAATTTTGGTGGTGTGACAGGTGTTACATCTGCTGTCGTAGCATACTTTGCCGCACGTTAATTAATTTTAACCGGGCAACAAACAAAAGCAGGACAATGTCCTGCTTTTTTGTTGAGTTTGACATAAATACAAGCATGCGGTCCACGCAACTTAATTAAGGAGAAATAAAATGGCAATAGTAACACGCACAGCAGGAGATGCACAACAGGTAAGAAACGTTGATAATTTTGGCAGCATCAATGCCAACGCCGTGATCATCAACACTGGTTTGAGTGCACCAGTCACATGCTACAAAGTTTCATTTATCGCAGGTACAGCAAATTTAGCAGCTGAACTGGGCACCGGTGGTGCTGTTGAAACAGTTCTACGTACTTTGAACAGCAACGCACAAATCGCCATGTATCAGATTGATGCAGGCACGAGTGGTGCACAACAGATCAGTATCTTGGCAGAACGTTCAGCAATGAGTGCCACAGATCTACAAACAATTCTAAGAGCAGCCGGCAACATTGGCAGTCGTGGAAACGTTTATGGTGGTACAGCTCAAGTTACTGTGACTAGTTCTGGCAACTTCAAACTGGCCTAATAGTTAGTTCTATCAACAAAGAAGCGATCTTTATGATCGCTTTTTTTGTGGCCGCTAAATATGTGTATCATGTCAACAACCGGATTGCAAATTTTTCGTGGATTTAGTCTAGTGGACATCACTGCCACGGGAGTGATCAGAGACCAAGATACCGACAGTCTGGCACGCAATCAACAGCGTAACTGGGAAACACTATTACAATGCATTGGTCTACGCACACAACCGCTGAACATTCAAGGTCCAGAAATCACAGAATCAGCTGATCTGTCTCAGTATCATTTTGGCGATCTCTACTCGGGAGAACACCGGGTATGGACCTGGGCCTGGACCATTGAACGTGAAGGTGTGTATGACTTGCCCGGACGTCCCTTGGCAGGCCTGTTGCAAGACCTAGAACAAGTGCCCATAATCACCGGTTTGACCGAAACAGCTCGGTTCATGTTGCCTATTTTTTACCCACACGGTACCATTAAAAATATGTACATTACACAACAGCTAATCGAATAAATAACATAGATGCTACGGCACCATTAAGGCTCACAATTACGGCACATACAGGCTCAACAAAAAGCGTCGCTACCTGAAAGCGAGAAGTATAGATGTCCACCACTGATATTGAAAAGAAGAGTCTTGAGGCACACGTAGAATTATGTGCGGAAAGGTACTCGGCTTTGGAAGAAAAATTAAATCACTTAGACGGTCGTATGGACAAACTGGAAGGCCATATCGTAGAAATCAAAGACACAATTCGCGGTGTGGGCAACGACAACAACAAAACCATAATCACCATTGGTACCACAGTGGGCGGTGTGCTACTGACAGCAGTCATTGGACTCTTGGTACACTTGATAATGAGATGAAGATAGTAGAACTACTGAACAATATACAAATTGGCATCACCAATGAACAGGCTGATCTGCTGGGCAGATTCCAGCATGAGTCAGTGATACAAAAAAACGCTCTCAACGAACGCGAGCAAGAGATTGCAAATCAACTAACGACGCAGGACATACTGTTGCGCCGTAATGAAAATGGCCAGATCACGTACAAGAAAAAAATCCGTTAGACCCCCGAATTCCCAAATACGCAAATTAACCAATGTTGCCACTGATTATATCAAGCAGTGGACCGAACGGGAACTGGGCAAACTACGTGTCACACAGCCAAGTCCTGTCTGCATACCCGTCAACAACGGCTACAGAATTGGGCTTTATCATGTTCACATCAACCCCAACAAGACCTGCGATGTGCTGGATCACAACCGTGAATTTGTACACAGATTTGAAAGCAAAATATCAGCAATTCTGTACACGATTTACACCATCAAACGGCAGTACTGGACCGCAGATCAAATACTATGCTGTGATAGAGAAATAAATAAACACTATATGGATGTCTTGTCTTTGCGTAACAGTATAGAAAAAGCCAAACAACGCAAAGATTACATAATAGTTGATACCAGAATTTCTAGACTAGAAATAGCAGAAGGCCTGCTGAATCTTGCCCGGGATCGAATATTAAAAATGCACAAGACTGCTAAATACTACAAGATATGGGAATAATACATCATGAGACTTTCTGAAATGCGAACCGAAGTAACACCACAAAAGATCAACAAGGTCATGGAAAGCCGCTTT